ATCCGATCATTGCTGCCCAACCGTTAAACTTTTCTGCTTCTGGTGTCATTGTTTTGCTCCTTTTGTTAGATTTAATAGGGTTAAAAAGTAACTAGCATTTGCTAGTGGTGTAAAAGACCTTGTAAATTATACAATGCCTGGAATTACCCATCCAAAGACGGTGTAATTGAAGACTCCGATTACTAATCCCATCATCGCTAGGCGACCATTGGTTAGTTCGGCATTCTTCCAGTAATCTACGTCTTCCATTACCTCAATACGAGGCTCCGCAGCAAACATATTCTGCTTGCCGTACTCGGTGGTGACGTATCTTGAACTTGAAGTCATTAGTTCGTTACGAAACTTTACATACTATATAGCATGTGTAAAGTTTTGTCAAGAAAATGTTAAGGAATCCTGAACAAATCTTAAGATTTCAACTCTGTCTGTACGTTCTGTTGCATTGGTGAAAACTTACCCATACCATTCATGGGTGCGAACCATCCTGTTAAAATATACTTACTACCACTGATAGGTGGGTTACCTCTGTGTAAATGTGTCCATGAACCTGGCCAAATTAATGCTGTGTTCTTGGTAGGTTTAAATCTTTTCTTCTGATATAAGAACTCAGTCTCACCACCCTCTTCAACATCATTAAGATAGATCATCCATGCTAATGCTCTGAATCTATTAGACCATGCTACATTCTCAGCATGGAAACTATGATACCCTTCACATGGATCAGTCTTCTGAAGTATAGTTGTACCACTCATCCAGTCTGCTTCCTGATTCTTTAGGTATGGGAAGTCATCAAAGTATCTACCTAAACATTTACCGATAAGGTATGAGTTAATTTCTTCTGCTAGTTCAGGCCAAAATGGTTCCAACGCATACTGTCTATCCTTTCTATGCTTATCGGATCTATGAGACCACTGAGCATACTGTTGATTGTCTATCAGTTGTGTTAACGCATTGAATATTCTCTCATCCAATACGTCATTGTATACTCTAATGAAATCATCCATAATTTATATAAAGAAAAGGGGAGCAGTGCTCCCCAGTTGTCAGTCTTATTGTTGCTTTCGCGCTACAACCATCTAGATTATAGTCTATTGGCAAAGACGTTTTTATTTAGGTAGTTTCTTCGTCTTCTTTTTTCTCTGTGTCTCCACCAAATACTATAGTATCTGAACTATCAAAACCATATGTGAATGGACTTGTCATGTCAACATCAGTATTAAATGTAATAACATCCTCAAGACTTCCATCAGGAACGAATGTTACATCACCACCTGCTGAATAGTTAACAGTATTTACAGCATCACCTGCTATAAAACCATTATCATCTACACGAAAGTTATCATCTCCAGCACCACCAGGTACAGGGAATGTTACGTTATCAATCTTACCATCTACTTCATTCTCTGTTAGAAATATCTTTTCTGTTGCCTTGGGTTTAGTCTCAGCAATAGAACGAAGACCTAGATAGTGTCTCCATAAATCACCCAGAGTATTTTGATCTACATTATCATAAAGTGCCTGAATAACAGCGTCTCTTGCTGCAATTTCTGCTTCTGAATACTTACTCATAGAGCCTCATTAAGTTGGTGGATTTGTTCAACGATTTGTTCACAGTCATCTCCTATGCTCACAGCATAATGGAGTTCATCAATCAAAGCAGAGAGTGTAGCATGGAGTTGATCCATCTGCTGATCTTCAAGGAAGTTGAACATGTCTGGAGTACAGGTAGGCTTAGTATAGCACCCACCTTCATCGGTGTCAACCCTTGAAGTAGTCTTTCCGCATGTACCTTCCAAGAATGTTTGAGTTGTAGAAAGCAGGTGTTCCATCATCCGCAACCTCAGTCAGTACATTATTTATGAATAACTGTCGGGTCTCCTCGTAGTTTACTTGACCCAATGTAGTATGTAGGCTAATTATTTCACGCTTGAAAACGTTTCGTCCATACTTTGTAACGTCGTCTTTAAGTTCCTTAGAACTTCCATAGTAGCGTTTCCAGTCACTCTCACTCGTAACTTTTCGTTTCCCACCTCTAGGCTTTCTACGACTGGTAAAGTATTTACGTCCGATGTATCTTTTGTTCGTGATTGTATTTGTAATACAGTAGACGTAACCGAAGAAACCGTTAATGTCGTTAGAAGTAAAAGTTGTACCTTGATAGGTCCAGGGGTTTTCATAATCTCCTTCAACCACTGAGGTCTTTGTGGTGGTCTCCATCCCATGATCTTCATTAGTTTATATTGAAAGGTTCATGATACAGATAGATCTAATTTCTCCTGGTCCTGTAGGACCGATAGCATGGAAGTGTTTACCATTAAAGACTGCTATCTTACCACGCTTAGGAGTTATACGATGTTTGATAGTAAGTTCTTGTTTATCAAAAACTGTACTACGATAACCTGCACCAACGGAGACGGAATTAAAACCGCCTCCTTTCTTACAATAGTATATATCTATGTCATCATCGGGGTTCCATTCATCCTCAAAGACAAAGGTGTCACCAGTAGCATCATTAAGATACATCATAAAGATTAGGTGAGGACACTTAGCATCTAGGTGTGGGTCTTGGTATTCGTATCCAGGTATATGATATGTGTTGTTAAGACATGCTCTAATAATACTTTTATATTTGATATCATTCTTCTTACAAAACTCATCCATGATCTCAAAAAAGAATGGATAAATTTCAGAGACAGGATTAACTTTCCTAATCTCCTTAGCATGATCATTTCTTTCTACCAATAGGTGTTGGTAGTATGGAAACTCAGGTGATGAAGACTGAGTATGATAATAAGGTATACGATCTACCCTCTTGTCAAGGTAGTCAAGTTTCTCTAAGGGTATACCATTCTCATCTTCAATCATGCTAATAAATTAAAAATACAAATGCTTCTATGCTCACCGATACCAGTACATCTATTGGTATGATAATGCTTACCATTAAAGACTGCTATCTTACCACGCTGAGGAGTTATCTCTTTCTTAATAGTGAAGTGTTTACCTTGCTGACTCTGTAGATACATTCCCTTATCATTTTCAGGATAAGTCTCATCAAATACTACAGTGTTACCACTAGCATTATTAAGATACATTATAAGAACGTAGTGAGGAACCTTAGCATCAACATGAGGGTCACCGTATTCAAATGGTAAGTGATAGGTATTGTTAATACATCCTCTAATAATAGATCTATACTTTAGATCCCACTTCTCCATGAAGTTATGCATGATAGTCCAGAAGAAAGGGAATGCATCAGAGCATGGTTCTACTGGTATAGTCTCATCAATCTTCTCGTTTCTTTCTACTAATGGATGTTGGTAATAAGGAAAAGACGGTGACGTTGACATGCGGTACGTGAAAGGCATGCCAGAAAACTTTGACTCAATAATAAGTAAGTCAGCTTCATTGATTCCATTAGGATCCTCCAGAATTTTGTTCAATGTCATATTCAATCACGATTTTTTTACTAGATCTACCCATGCTATTTAAAGTAGAAGTATGTTGTATAGTACCACCTATCTGATCTACAATCTTTTCAAGTTTTTCCTTCCAAGTAAGTGGTTTAATACTATCTCCAGTGACTGTCGTACGACATTCCTCTGGTGTACATGCGAAGAAGATATTCTCTTCTGGTTCTAAGTTACCATGCATCAGATCACTCCTGCTACCTTTAAAAAGTATTGGATACGTGAGTTAACATAGCCACATGCAGTTGCTAGGAATCCTTTAGTAGCATCACCTTGTATCTCCTCAAACATATACATGTTCAATCGGAAAGCATAGTTTGCCTCTACGATAATAGCATTTACATCTGACTGATCAACTGGTATGAAGTTATCTAGGACACTACGATAAGATTCTTTGAATCCTTTCTTGTCTGTTATCTCAGGGAAGTCATAGAATGCTAGACCCTTATCCTTAAGGTTCAAAGCATTCTTAGTAATGTTACCAAGGATAACACCACCAGATAGATCTCCCATGTAACGTGTGTAATGATGTCCTATCAATAGTTTAGGATTATCATGTGCTACTTCTTTAATTCTGTTAATATATTGTTGCGTTGCTTCAGTAGGGTAAATATTTTCTCTCCAATCTTTACCCCAAAAATACTCACAGTCTTCTGCTAATGCTTTCTGCCTAGGTAGACCGTTTAATCTCATCGGTCCTACAAAGTCATCCTCTTTAAGTCTTTCTACTTCAGTCTCCATAGCATGATAGATGAAATAGAAGTTGGCAATCAATTGTTTGTAGTTCTCTTCACTGACAACACCACGTAAGTATGATGCAACGAACTTAGTATTCTCAGCAGCAGTGTGAGACTTCTTAGTTCCTGCTTTAAGTTGCTTAGAAAAATCAGGGATTCTTTTCTTCATAGTAGGCATAAATATTTGTTAAATGTATCAGGGAATACTGACACAAGTTGTCTAAATAATAGCAGAATTAGGGATCAACAAGATGTACCCAAATTTCTATATTATGATTGTCCACTGACGGAGGAGAAAGATGCATAACATAGTCTCACATAATAATTTAGCAGAATGGAATCACATGGATCATGCTTTCTCTAGCGATGATCAAAAATTAAATGATTACTACGAATGCTTAATTGAATGTGCAGACGATCAAAGTTCATGCAAACGTGTGTGTAAGGAAATCTTACTTTAAGAGACAAATGAACTCAAGTTAATAGTTTTTATAAGACCCCTTCGGGGGTCTTTTTTTAATGCACTTCCAAGTATGGGTAGTAATCTTTTTCAACTTCTACTATCACCTCTTCAAGAACACGGTTGATACTTTCAGACATCAAACGATATCCAGTACCAACATACATTTGTCCAGCAAATACGGATACAGTAGCAGCACCCCAGAAGATATAATACCATCTGGATTTAACTTGATGTCGTTGCTTCTTCTTCTTGTTCATAAAATAATTGCACCAATAATAACACCCTTAGCAAAGGATACACATAACATTTGGTAGTCAGTCAAGTTAAACTTATCCTGAAACCTTCGTGCCATACGACGATCCCAATCAACTACCTTATCAAAGTATTTTTTCATAGATTCATTTCCTCTCCTAGGTTATCTATAAACTCACGACGCTGCTCCCATGTCTGTCCACTGGTACTACCTTTGCATGGATTAATGCATTTGTCAGTACCATATTCATTACATAGGAGACCAGCAAGATCGTGAGGACAACCTATTTTACCATTACTCCAGTACAATTGTCCAGCTATCCACTGTGCTTGACAGCAAGGACAGATCTTAATCATCCTTTGAAGTATTGATCTATGACTGTAACCTGATCATGGTAGCGAGCAATCTTATCTAACTCTACCTGAATTGCTTCAGTGATATCTGAATGCTCTCCGATACCAGCAGGATGTTCTAAGTAAACGTTAACGTTTGCTCTATGTTTGGCGATCTCACCTTGTGCGTGAGCTTTCACTGCCGCTAATAATTGTTCTCTCATGTGTAACATACTCAATAGTGATATTCATCTAATATATCTAGGGCATTATTCAATGCCAGTTGTGCTGCCCATCTCTCTTTATCATCCCACTCAGGATACCATGACTTGCTATCTATATTACGTTTAAGTTTCAGTAAACGTGCAGTCATGTCCACTTTGGACAGTCGGCCATTCACTTTAGGGACTCCTGAACTTTTTGCCAATCAGCATCAAAGAGTTCTAAACCCTTATCAGTTAGAATATGTTTGTACATTCCTTTGAATACCTTAATGGGTAGTGTACAAATGTCAGCACCATATTCAAATGCTCTACCTACATCTCTTACATTTCTTATAGATGCTGCTAAGATCTCAGTACCTTCCCACTTCTGTTTAGCAAACACATTAGCAATATCTTTTACTAGGCATAACCCACCAAATGAATTGTCATCTACACGTCCTACAAATGGTGACACATACTTAGCACCTGCCTTAGCAGCAAGGATTGCCTGTGTCTGAGAAAATACTAAGGTTACATTAACTGGTATATCATTGTTAGATAATTCTTTGCATACCATCAGACCTTCTGGGGTGCATGGTACTTTGATTGTAATGTTTGGTCCTATATTCACATACTGTTCTGCCATCTCTAGCATCTCCCACTGATCACCTATAACTTCAGCAGATATAGAAGCATTCCAAGGAAATACATTAGAGATCTCTTTGATTACTTCCACTGGATCTCTACCTGACTTAGCCATCAGTGAGGGATTGGTGGTCACACCATCAATCAAACCAGTATCAAATAACTCCGTGATTTCTTTAGTATCTGAAGAGTCCAGAAAAATTTTCATGACATCTCGCGTTTCGTAGTATTTATTGTAACATAAAAAAAGAGACCCTGCAATGGGTCTCTTGTATTCATTTCATAACTTAGTTATGAAGCCGTCGCAAGTTCCTTTTTGAACTTCACACCACGATAGGCCAGTTCTGGCTTTAATTTCGTAGCTTTCTTTTGCTTGTCGGTGTCATATTTAACACCACGGTATGTGACTTGTGCCATGATAGTACTCCTGTAGGATTAGGTTTATGAAACCGTTCCTTCAGTCGGCATTTGCGTCCCAACATCCGTCCGTTTCTTCTTTCACAATCTGAATCATCTCAGATCGTGTCTCTTCTTCCACCTTATACTTACTCATTTTATCAACGAGTAGGTGTGCGTCAGAACAGGATAAAGAAGTAGCGATTAAAATAGGAATCATGGGATGAACGTATCCGTTCCGTGTCGGCTTACTTGCGTCTCCTTAGAGATGAACGTTAAAAGGTATGTTAGCATACCCACATCTATTTATCAATCTTTTTTGTATCTTTCGTAACATTTTTCTTTCCTGCTTCCCATAACATCATCAAACCCTCCTTTTCTAAGGGTGATGTGTCAAATTCACTTAAGAGTTCTTCATATTTCTCTTCAGCTTTCATCTGATACTCTTCTGTCAATGGTCTATTTTGCTCCACTTGAACTTGCCTCCCACATGAACCAACCTGTTACGATGTATTTAGTTTCCTTTGGAGCAGTCACACCCTTGTGTCTATGGGTATATCCCGCAGGAAATAATACAGTCTTACCTTTTATTGGTTGTACTGTATAGTCTTGATAAAGGAAATGAGTTCCACCTCCTTCTTTAACAGTATTTAAATAAGTTATCCAAGCAACTACTCTACCTTGGTCAGTACCCATAGCATCAAAATGCTCTTCATAGAATGCTTCACCTGGTGCATAGACTTGGAACTTAGGATGACTATGGAATCCTAATGGTGCCCAGAACAAATATCTTTCAGAGTAATCTTTAATACACTCCATCAAGTGTGTTCTATACTCCATGTCCTTATACTCAGGACTATACTCTATCTCTGCCTTGGGTATATCATTAAAAAATAAATCAGTACACTTTTTAAACTCTTCATTAACGTGTGGTACATTACCTACAGTACCAGGTCTACATGCTTTACCAGTTGCTTCTACTGTATCATATAGTTTGATAAGTCCATCACATACAGACTCATCTACAGTGTACTCAATTACATGTTCAATCATAATGAAAATCCAGCAAACATATCTTTCTCAACATCCTGCTTGATACCACCTACAACATAAGATTCAATCTCAGTTTCTTGTGGTGCATTCTGTTGTCCTTTGCTATTTAACCAATGGTCTGTCCAAGGTAATGGATTATTCTTAATGGGAACATCATACAATGGTTTTAATCCTATGGATCTCATACGTTTGTTAGCAATCCATTCAACATACTGACTCAACAATCTCTCGTTCAGTCCTATCATTGTACCACCTTCAAACAAATACTCTGCCCACTCCTTCTCTTCATCAACACATCTCTTAAACATTTCAATGACATTATCTTCTTCTTCCTTAGCAATTTCAATCATCTCTGGGTCATCACCCTTTCTCCAATTGTTAATTATGTTTTGGGTGAGGGCGAGGTGTTGAGATTCATCTCTGGCAATGAGCGATAGAATCTTAGCTGACCCTTCCATAAACTTAAGTTCACCAAATGCAAAACTACAAGCAAAAGAAACATAGAAGCGTACGCCTTCCAAGATGTTAACATTAGCAACTGCCTTATACAAACTTCTCTTTAGATCTTTACGAGTCCACACTGCATTAATATGATCCTTCCAATCAGGCTTCCAGTTATTACTCTGACCATACTCATTTGCTACGTTAATGAACTCATCATACGATCTAGTAACAGACTCTGCTCTCTTTAATATTCTATCATCATCTAGGATAGTATCAAATACCTCAGCAGCATCTGAATATACATTCTTAATAATATATGTATAGGATCTGGAGTGAATCATCTCCATGAAACCCCACACTTCCATACAGGATTCTAGTTCTGGTAAAGAACAGTAAGGTAGGAATGCCATACCTGGTGCTCTACCTTGTACACTATCTAACATGATCTGATACTTCAGATTAGATGTAAAGATGTGCTTCTGTGCCTCAGTCAATTGACCATAATCAGCACGGTCTTTCTGGAGTGATACCTCTTCAGGTCTCCAGAAGTAACCTAGTTGTTGCTTTGTTAAATTTTCAAATGCAGGATACTTAAAGTTATCGTATCTCTGCACACCTAACGGAGCACCAAAAAACATAGGTTGCTTCTTGGTATTAGTCTTCATAGTATTAAAGACAGTCATGCCTTTAATATCAGACGGCGCAGCTGTCACAGATCTCCTCCTCAGTAGTAAGAATGTTTTCAATTAAATCATCAACGTTCTCTACGTTGTCATGCCAACCCATTGGATGAGTCGGTTCATCTATATCTTTCTTAGCATCATATGTATTCTGATAGTAAGAAGTCTTCCAACCATACTTGTAACTAGTTAGTAGATCATTTGCCATTACACTAATAGGAACTTCAGAGTCAGGAAAATGCTCTGGATTATAGGACCAGTTTCCAGAAATTGCTTGATCAAAGAACTTCT